TGGAATCATATGTCACAGAAGACACATTAGACCCAATAATAGCTTGTTGAACATCATAGGCCAAATCACCACCAGAAGAATAGAATTTGTTTCCCAACGTGTATGATGTGCCATCTATTACCAGATTATTATTACTATCACATATGGTACTTTGTGTCAGTGGTAAATTGGCAGATACAAGTCTAAAATCAGACACGTTGTACAGAGGTCTATTCAACTTGTACACAAAATCATTAGGGTTTAGATCATCTCGTTCGGCACTGTCCACATCCAATATGTAATTCATATTACTAATTTATAACAGTTTTTTATCCGGCGAGACTGTACGCAAGAGGGTTATTTTGAAGTTGTTTCACTGCAGTACCGAGGTACATATTGCTTGCTCTAGGGTTCGCGTTGCCTTTGTAGGCATTGTTGTTTTGATACATCGGCTTCATGTATTGCTGAGTCCAACCACCATTGGCGCCTCCCACCCATCCGTCCACACGTGTGGTATCACTGCGCACCGCTGTTATCAGACCATTCTGGTTCAATGGGTCAGCTCGCACATTCATTCTACCCGCATTTCCTGAACGATCCTTCTTACCTCTGCGGTCAGCTGGTCTGATAGCTGCACTCTTATAGAGTGCCTCTGGGGTATTCGTGTAGGCACCGTGGAAACTGTAAATACCAGGTGTTGGGTTATTCACGTGTTCGTACTCCAAAACATTCACATCACCCTTGTTTCTGGTGGGATCTTCAGCCAAAGTGGGTGCAGAAATGAATTTTTTCGCGGGAGCAAATTCCAGACCGTCACCACGTGAAGTGGTCTCGGCGCGGTTCGTGGTGCGTTTGGTCTTTTGGTACTCTCCACGTGGTACCACACCGTTGAGAGAACCACCCTGACCCTGGGCTCTGCCTGGTACATTGGGGAGACGGGAAGGTAAAAAGGCTGTGGTGGCCGGTTTATCGTGGGTGACTGTGCCTATGAGCTGGCCGCGACCTCCTGTGACGTCTCCAGCTGGTCCACTTCGGCCTGGGAGGGTTGTTAGTCTGTAGGCACCCACATTGTTGGGGTTTACTCTGAATAGTTGTTGGTAGCCACCGTATGCAGGAACGTCCGCACCCACATTGAGACCTGGTCCCACCATGTTCTTTTCGGTGGGCGAAAGGTTGTTCATCTTTCCACTCACCCAAGGACGATCTCTTAGATCTCTCACTGGTTCGCCATTCACGTGCTTCATAAAAGCCACCTCTCCGAAACTTGGCTGCTCTTGTTTTTCATACGGGTTTATTCCTATACCATAGCCGCCACCTGTAAAAGTATCTGAAATTGTCGTTCTCATATCATAATTATTATCAACTAATTGGTCTTCAGGTTGTTGAGGAGGAGTAAAATATTCTACAGTTTCTTGTTTTTTAGTGAGGCATTTAGCTGCCCACACCAATCCTGCTGTTGCTAATATTTCAGCCATCTATTATAAGAAACTAATATTTTATTTAGTACAATAACGCCTTGAAAACAGTCCATTTTGTAACTCTGCCCGTGTGCTCGCGGGATCAAAACCAATAGTTCTGAGGGGGACACTGCACTCCATATTCTGAATTGGGAAATATTCACCTCTGCTGTTGTTCACGTAGACCTTATCATGTCTAGTGGTCGCTTGGGGTCTGAGCTCGTCCTCTATTAGCACCAGATTAGCCGGAGCACCCTTACCCGCCATGTAGGGCGCCGTACCATAGAGCATCGTGTTGGGGCGACAGCAATAGTTCAGACTACTCGGTTGCGGGGGAGCCACAATAGTGTCCGTTGCACATGAGGGTGGAACAGCTGGGTTCTCCACTTGAATAAGATTTGGTTGAAGCTGATACGCCATCTTTTATTGTATACTCACAATATTTTTTATACAGTTCCACCAAACATACCAGTTCTCATGTCACCAGTTGGATCCAGACCCGCAAAAGCATCCAACTGAGCACCACGGAAATTGGGATCACACATACCAGGAGTGTCTCTGCACATGGGTTGAAACTTGCTGCCGTAACATGACTCTGCGAAGGTTGTTTGGTCACCTGGAATCTTAGTCACTGGGTTGCTGAAAAACTGTCTGGCTCCAAACTTTTTTTGATACTTTGGAAGAGGACTCCGAGAACGCCCAGAATCATATGGAAAAGTTTCATCCAATAACATACTCACATCCTCAGAAACAGTGGGATAATAACAGGCAGATGGCCTATTGGGCTGATCAACATAATCAGTTAATAATACATTCGCCATAGGATTGTCAGAAGTCGGTCTCTGGCACTCGGAACCAAATGTACCTCTTACCACCTCAAAACCCTTTATCTGTCCAGATGAATACATGACATATAAAGTACCAATGACCATTGCAGCCAAAATAAATATACGTGGATCACGTTTGATTAAATAAAGTAAAGTTGCTAGATAAAGAACAAAACGAGTGCTTGCATTGATGCGCTCTGCGGCGCTCTGACCAGAATGAGGCCAAAACACAAGGATTTTATCATTTTTGAACAATTCGGTGGGTTTTGAAAACCAAACAGTCATTTATTCTATACGTCTAATTTTTTTCAGCCTGACCCAACATACCTCCGAGGGAACTAAAAAGACTGGTGAGAGCCTTTTCGTCCATCTGACCACCCTCCTGCATGCTACCGGCACACTTGTGCGCCACATCCTCAATCATTCCAAGGGCATCTGGTGGAATCATGGTAATGGTGGTTCCCAAAATGTAAAGAGTCTGGAGATACTGCCAAATGGCATCCTTCGTCTTGACCGAAAGTTCCGGAGTCCAGTGCTTCTTGAGATTCATGTCAACAATGATCGAATCAGTGGAATCCAAAAAGAAAGATTCATCCTTTCCCATAATCTTTTCCTGGTACTTTGAAACACTAGACATGTACCCATCCACACACTTTCGAGGATTAGATTTCCTGAGAAGCTCAAACGAAGCCTTGTACTTTTTCACAGCCTTCTCCTCAGGGAATGTTTTCTCAAGTTCGGAAAGAAACTGCTCCATCATTTCATTCCACGCGCTCACAGAAGTCATTTTCTAGATATTTATGTAATTAAATCTTTAACTATCGAATGGTTCCAAAGATATCGTTTCTTTTGCATTCACACCAGTTGATACAATGAAGTACACTAACATGCCTATTAAAAGCGCGGGTTTCATGCACTCACTGTTTTGGGGTGGTGCTTCGTTATTTAGTCTGGCTTTTCCATACATGTATCCAATTGTTGCTACAATTGCGAATAAAGCAGCCCATGTTGGTTCCTTAAGGTATTGTTCCATTTATATTATGATGCGATTTTATCTGGCGCGTCTGGAAACAGTACACCTTCTTCCTGTTGGACATCATCGGGTTTTCCACCAAGATTGATGTCTTTTGTCTCCTCAGGGGTCTCCTCCGGTGTCTCCTCCGGTGTCTCCTCCGGGGCTGTCTCGGCCGGGGCTAACTCTTCTGGATCAGGTTCGGCGCCTTCTGGTAGTTCCATAGGTTCATCATCTATCTCTGGGTCTTCTGTGTCCTCCTCACCAATCTCACTCGTGACATCCAGATCATCTGAAGTCTTGTCTTGAGAAATGTAGGTATTCAGAATTTCCTTGACTGGAACCATTTCCTTGATGGTTGTCTCAATGCAATTACCCAAACGGCTAAAAAGTTTTTCTTCACGTTCATAATCAGTCATTTCATCATGAAACACATATGGATCCTTGTATATATCCTTGGCGGCATTTATATAACACCCATGAATAAAGACATCATTGGTGGGAAGTTTTATGGAAATCTTCTTAGAACCAACATTGAGTCTTACTGATGAAAATATCTTCACATAACTGACAAAAACTGCTGCCAGAAGGTCATTGAACCATCCACATGTATTTGAAATTTTTTCACTGTGTTGCTTGACCATGTGATTGTTCCAATTCACAATCTCCCTGAGAAGTTTCTGGTAGGTCAACAGAACCTTCTTCCCCTTTGAAATCTTTTTGGACTCATTGTATATATCCCAAAAAGTCTCTATCATAACTGGACACATTATGGTGGTGAGCTGGTAAATGTACTCCTTTTTAGCTTCCACCAAAACATTCAGATTATTGTTAGTTGCCATATATTAAGTCACAATAAAAATAACAATTAACAATCACGCACCCCTGTGTTTAGAAGCCAACTTTTTAAGATTTATAAGTGATGGAAGTGCTCCGGGATCTTCTTCAGTGGGGGGCTTTGGTGCCGATGAGGGCGCTCGGGCACTAACCCAACTCACTTTAAATTCAGTGGGTGCTATTGTGGTTACCTTAAATCCTGCATTGGTGAGTTGTCTCTTGAGATACATAGCAGCATGTAATTGATCAAACGTGGGGTACCCCAAAACAAAATTAGGTACAGAAAGTTCCACACTTTTCACACCTAATTCAACAGACATTCTAATTTTTTTACAAAATTGTTCATATATTTTTGTATATATCTCCTTTTTTATCTTTTTCCTTTTGTTTTCAATTTCTTGAATCTCTTTGACATTAATCATTATATTCTATCCAGAATTACTTTACGCTGATCTGCCACAATCTGGTCATATGATAGATAAGCCTGTTGACTCCCTGCTGGTTTGAACCCACCGCCCATTTGTTGAGTCACTGCACCCACAACCTTTCCGTCCAGAACGTGGAAAGTGGCTCCAATTCCATAAGGAAATCCGGTGTTGGTCACAGTGAACATAAATCTCACCACATACAACACAGATCCTTCAGTGTTTGTATATTTTTTCAGATCATTTGTCTCAACTGCATACACACATAGTCCAGTTTTGTCTTTGAAGAATTTTTGACACGGTAAGACGATGTTTTCAATCTCATCTGCACCCACTGCACCAGTCGACTGAGTGAAACCACTCAGTTCAGGAGCCTGGATATTTAGATCAATATCTTTGGGCTTTTTGTACCCAGAAAAACCAAACATCTCAACAAAATTTTCATAGGTTTTCCCACCTGATAGAAGCCACACAACCAATAGTAGTAGTAACAACACAAGCATTTATTATTATTGCGCAAAAAAATTTAAACAAAAATTACAATAATATAATATATGTCAGCACTCCTCTTATATAGTAACAGGTGTCAACATTCACAGAAGATCATTCATTACATAAAGTCAAACCAACAACTTTCTCAGATTGTAAAGTTTCATGACGTAAACGTATACGGAGTACCTCCACAGTACGCGAAACACATCAAACGTGTTCCCACCATGCTTACAAAAAATGGAAAGATATTGGTCGGAAATGAAATTAAAAATTGGCTAGAGTCACTCTTACCCAATGAACTTTCCAGCTGTGCACTTGGGGGGTGTACACTGGGAACAAACATAGATGAAACCGATGACTCTGATAATATGTTCAGCCTGGATAGCTACGGAACCTCTCTGCAGCCCGCCATGACCCCAGAACTTCAGGCTAAGATAAGTCAAAGTGTTAATGAAGCATTTAATACTAATAAAAGGTAGAGTTCAATAATATCTAGAAATGAAACTCAAGACCATACAGGCCAGTTCATTCAAATCTACCTTTGAGGTATTGAAGGATATTCTTAATGATGTCAACATCTATTTTGATAAAAATGGAGTCAAGATGGTGACATTGGACACCGCCAGAGCATCTTTGGTTGACTTTGAATTGAGCTCTGAAAACTTTGAAGAATATGAATGCATTGAACCAATTGTTGCTGGTGTAAATATTTCCAACATGTTCAAACTACTCAAAACTATATCCACGTCAGATACACTCACACTTGAGATCAGTGACAGAGATGTAATTAATATCACAATAGAAAATTCCGTGAAAAAGACAAACACAAAGTTTGCCCTGAAGCTCTTGGATATCGATGAAGATCACATCCAGGTACCAGAAATCCCACTGAACGTGTGCACAGTCATGCAGTCCATAGACTTTCAGCGCATCTGTAGAGACATGAACAATCTCTCATCAGACATCACAATTACAAGGACGGGAGATCGTTTCGTGTGTAGCTGTATAGGTGATTTTGCCAACCAAGAAACGACTTTGGTCTGTAATGAAAATATAGAAGGTACATATACCGGTACATACTCACTCAAATATCTAAATATTTTTACAAAGGCTACGGGAATGTGTTCAACCGTACAACTCTACCAAGAATCCGACAATAGATTTTTAGTGCTGCAGTACAATGTAGCCAATCTGGGAGAACTGAAATTCTATTTGGCTACAAAAGTTCAAGACAACTAGCCTTCCTAGAAACTGTTTTCTGTGCCTTTAGTATATTAGTAATCGTAATGTCTGTGTAATCATCCCAATTAAAAAGATCTTCCACGAGGACATCACCCTCTCCGTGGAAGTCCTTTCTGGGTCCCATCTTCTTCTTCAACTCATCGGTAACATCTCTCACAGGAACACCATTGGACATCATCATCACCTTAGTAAAAGGTAAACTAAACTGAGTCTCCTTGTATTCAGACGGAGGCCACTCAATTTCCATGTTTCTCGTCACACATTCATATTTCTTACCATCATGTTCATACTCCAATGTAAGGATAGCAGTTTCTACATCATCGGGTGGGGTTCCTATATTTTTCCACATACCGGTGACATCCTCATACTGCCATTGTTCCTTTGTACTCCATCCCCTTTGTGCCAACTGCCAAAAACGATTCCAAGATGCAGATGGTCTAGGCGGAGACACATACTCTAAATGAGCCTTAGTAACCGTGTAATCTTTCAAAATGAAAAGACTCTTGATAAACATGTAAATCCTAACTATGAAGAAAAACATTATTAAAAGTTAAAAAGGCTAATTCTTTAAATGGATGGAAGTGGTACATTCTTTGGTACATATGATAAACGTATAGATGAATGGGAATCAAAGATAAAAAAGGAAGTTGATCCAAAAAAAATCGAATATTTGAAAAATGAAATGTATGATTACATGGCAGAGTGTTTGCCATATCTCACTGAATATATAAAGGATGAAGATGATAAAATATATGTAGAAGGTCCATTCAATACAAAGATAAAGAAGGGTGTCAAGAGACAAGAGCTTTATTATGATTATCTAAGAGATGTTGAAAACTATAAGGGACCAACTCCATCAAAAAATGTAGAACCCAGAAAAAATGATATGTTTACAAAATGTTCAAACAAGGCATGTAATTCATCAAATGTTTTTATAGATTCCAGATATTCAAACTATGTATGCAGAGACTGTGGAACATGTGAGTACTACATGGGAGAAGAACTC